ATATAAATAAATATTTTTAATAATAATATTATTTATTTATATGAAGCATAACTCTACCCACAGACATCATCGAACAAGAAAACACAGACATCAACATTCAATAACCAGACGGCGTCATAATAAACAGACTGATCATAATAGAGAGATAATAGTACAAAATAAGACCCCCACAAGGGTGCGTAAAGTAAGCAACGAAATTGCCCGACGCCTCTCGCATGGGTCGTATTCACCAACAGTCAATAAGGAATTAGTGACAATGCTGTCGGCACCGCGCAAGGAGTTATTAGATTGCAATATGGAGGAAGCGTTTAAGCTGACTGAACCCTTACAGATTGGAATCGCCGATAAATTGCACGGCAAACAGTGTTTCCCTTATCATGCAAAGGAGGCGCAGAAGTTCTTGCTGAAAAACCTGGCTGCGGATAAGCATATTGACCCCACTAAAATCATCACACCGATTCAATCCCAGTCAAATTGCTGGTTTAATGCAATGTTTGTCTCATTTTTTGTTAGCGATAAGGGCCGCAAGTTTTTCCATTTTTTAAGACAGCTCATGATTGAAGGAAAGCAACAAGACGGGTCGTTTATTCCTGACAGACTTCGCAATGCATTTGCACTGCTAAATTTCGGAGTAGATGCATGCCTCACCGGAAACGATTTTGCATACAACATGGACACCAACAGCATTATACATTTATTATACGAGGCCATCCCTGATTCATATAAACAAATGGATACTTACATTGTTGACGTAAACAAGGCAAGTAATCCGCTACTGTATTATATGGGCATAATCAACTACTTAAATAACCGTTCTATTCAAGTACTGCCGATTAGAGATGCAAATGGTAAATGGAAAGAACAGGTCTCCGAATTGGTGTCAAAAATGACCCACATACCTCATATAATTGTGTTTGAGATTTTTGAGGAGTCTATCGCCGATTTTAAAAAAAAACCGAGGTCGTTTATGGTGAATAATGCCAAGTACAAGATAGATAGCGCGGTAATAAGAGATACGAACGCACAGCATTTCTGCACAACGGCTACATGCGAGGGACGTGAAATGGGATACGACGGTGCAAGTTTTCATCGATTGGTTCCCTTAGAATGGAAACGTAATCTGAACCGTGATATAAGCTGGCAATTTGAGGGGACCAAAAACCCTGATGGCACTCCGCTACAGTGGAATTTTATGAAGAGTTATCAGATGCTGATATATTATCGTGAAAAATAAGCTACATGTATCATGGAGAAACTGTAAGCACGAGAGAATTGGAATAATTCGGGTTCCCTGGATATGAACTGTTAACAGCCGGACTAAAATTGTTGTTGTATATATTTACAACAGTAACTGCATAATTGCCTGCGGCAATATTTACAGGAACAACAAAAGAAATGTTAAATGAGCTGTAGAAGGTAATTGGTATTTTTGTAAAGCCCCCGCAATTCACATAAGTGGTTCCATAACACGGTGGGAGAAAATTAAGGCCATTAATATAAACTACTGAATACGCCCCTTGCTGCACATTATCTGGATTGAGTGTATAAATGATCGGTGCAAATCCCGGATATGCCTGCTTATATCGTCTACATCTATTAAGTACTGTTGTATTGGGTTGAACATCTGGTCCAGGAACTTGTATATAAGCCATTTATATAGTATACTATTTTTTTCGCGTATAGTATAAATGGGGTATATTAATTGGATTTTGCTTGCATCGTTCGCAAGTTTTGTTATGGCAATTGATATGAATCATCTAAATACATGTGTTTGGTTAAGTGGCGCAGCATATTGTGGTAAGGAACACTACAAAACCATGAAGCCCTCTGGTCCCGCACAGGGGTTTGTTTATAAGGACACCCTATATGATGAAAAAACTGACCTACAGGGTTATATAGGAACATTGGCCAGCACAAAATCTATTTATGTTGTTCTGCGCGGTTCGTCGTCGACGATGAATTGGTTGGATGATTTTGAGGTAAAACAGGTCCCGTATAAAACATATCCCGAGTGCGCATGTAAGGTCCATTATGGGTTTTACCGCTCTGCATTGGGTGTAAGCAATAAAACCGTCGATGTGGTAAGGAATCTACAGAAAAACTACCCAACATATTCGGTGGTGGTTACAGGTCATTCATATGGGGCCTCGTGTGCACAGTTAATTGCAATGGAGCTGGAAAGACATGGCATACATGTCAAATTATACGACTATGGGCAGCCACGTGTCGGCGATAAAAAATACGCAGCATTCGTCAACACAATTTTAAGCGAGTATTATAGAACCACTCACAATAAGGATTTGGTTCCACACGTGCCGCCAATAGACGGTTTGGGATACTATCATAGTTGTAGAGAGGTATTTGAGGACGCAGGTGGTAAATTAACGCTGTGTAGCGGGACGAACTGCGAAGATCCAAAATGCACAGACCAATACAGTCTGGTTCATACGAGCACGGAGGACCATTTATATTATTTGGGACATCGGGTTGCATGCGATGAAAGCACAACTCCGTAAAAACTACAACCCATTCAGACGATTAATGTGTTTATAGTACGCGGCGTCTATGAATAAGGCAAAGAGCATCGGCATTTGCCAGCTGCTATAAAATCCCGAATAAGATGTGTCGCCTAATATCATAGTCGCAACAAAGATATACGTCGTGCCTAATGTTGCGATAAATAAACACAAAACGATGAGTTTTTCCAAAAATTTATGAAATCGCATATAAACTAAACGGCGAAAAAATTATACCACGTTTAAATTACAAGTATCACTTAATATTTGTAATTCAAAACACATTAATATACGCGTCATTTAATAATGTGGCGTAACTCCTAGACAGACGCAAAATCGTCCAGTTTTTCTGTAATACGACCAACTATTTTATTTTTGGCAATGTAGTAAATTAAATAGCCCATTCCTACTCCCACCAATGCACCTACGATAACCTGTAATGGTGTGTGATAATTAAATGCGACGCGCTGGGAGATTGTCAGTAGTGATATGAACAAATAGAAATACAATATATTCGGGTTTCTTAGTGATAAATATACAAATGTGGTCGAATAAAATACCATTTGGGCGTGCCCCGAAGGCATTCCGAATATATCAAACGGTAACCCGCTTTTAAATATAAACCGCCGCCCGTGAGTAAGCGCCAAATTAAACCGACTTGCGTCCTCAGTTGGCCTTGGCATTTGTAGCAAGCCCTTCAACACTAAATTTACAAGAGCACTTATAAGGAACCCAATAATATAGTAAAAGAACAGGTTTTTCTTATTCCACAAAAGATATATGGGCAAAACCCCTAATATTACAGGGCCGAATGTTTCGACCTCGTGGAATAGGTCCGTTAATACGTCCATAACATATGGGGATATTTTAATATTGATACAAACACTCGCAAACAAGGGTAAAACACCAGTCGCTGCCATTTAAATTCAATACGTTTCCCTTGTCATCCAGCAATTTTACAGCCATTCTGTCTATATTAACTGGCCCAAAATATATCCGCGAACTGTCCTGTAGCGAGCCACTATATTCAACCAATAAAGAGCCTGTTGGCACGCCGCTTGAGGTTTTTATGGGTATAATGGCCAAAATATCCGAGGTTGTCGGCGCAGTAGCGAGGTATTTCGTGAGGTTGTTATTCTGTTTGTTTATTTCGTTTATCGTGTAAAGTTGTGCCTGGGTGAGCGTGCGCGGCGCACTTGGCAGAACAACCTGCGTGGGTGTATAGTCATTCTCATATTTTCCCGCAATTAAAAGTCCATTCGGCGGCTGCGACTCTACTACAGAAAGGAACCCCTCCTCGGCAACAAGCTCCGTTAAATTACCGCTTTGTTGTGGTGTCGGTCGAACACATGTAGACGGCAAATCGGGCGAGTAATAGGACGGTATTTTCAGAATATTCGAATACTGTGAAATAGATACAAGACTATTATTTACATGATTTTGGTTATAATCATCCAGTACGAGTATTAAATATTTAACTCCATTTAGGTCTAAAATGGCAGAAGCCTTGTTCCCGCTCGGATCAACATTAATATAGGGTAATCTATATCCCATAAGCCAACCGAGAGTGTTATTAAAAAAATGGTTAGTGTTGCTTCTGCACGATGAACCACACTGTAGTGCCCCGGTAAAATCATAAAACAGAATTCGCGTGGCCGCAGTGATATGAAATGACGGGGTAAGATTGTACGAACCATCATATAGGTTTAACGTAATAATACCGCTATTCGCGTTATAACTAACTGGGGTATTAACAGGAATTGTTGCCTGGAACGTAAACCCTGCATCTGAAAAGGATTTATTTAATTGGTCTTTAAACTCTATTTGGGTATAATTACCTGGAGGGACCGACACTGGGATCGCATTGCCACTCTCATCTAATATCCATAAACACGTATTGCCATAGGCGGTATCAATCGTGTACCAACTAAACGGGATTTGATAAGAATACAGACTCAACTTCAATGTGTTCTTGAGTGTGTCCGACAAATCTAACGTATAGTCGGTTGCAGTAGAATCCGCACCATTGCTATATTGTCTAAACTGACTATCAATATTCACAAATCGGTTGATGGTGTTTTTTAAATTGGGGTTTAACGAGTCCTGTTTTACGGGCAGCGCAAATGTGTCGGTTGTAGCAATCTGTTCGCGCTTCATAGGGGCATGTTGGTTCCCAAACACCCCCACCTTTTGTTGTCGTTGAGTAATCTTGTTTGTCTGATTTTGGTCGGACTGAGTAAGATTTTCATTTTCATACCAATCAGTTATTTGTTTATCGCCTTTTGAATATATCGCCTCATTAGACATATTCCCAAACCCTTCAACCGAGGCTCCTCTTGACTCAACATGAATTTTCTCATCATCATAATCTTCGTCATCGTCCGACGCGGCATTTAATCCTTGCTCATATTGTAAAAGCTGACTCTGGACCCCTTTAAAAAAAACAGACAGGCGTGGGTTCTTTACCTTAAACTGATTGATTAATTTATCGGTCCTGGCCATTATCGCCTCCTCATTAATATCGTCATTTTCAATACCAACTATAGTAAGTAATTCAGATAATGTGTAATTACCGACATTTGTATCAATATCTGTCATATGATTATTATAGATATTGTTTTTAATAAAAAATAAAGTAATATTTAGTTCTCTTTTTTCAGTGCCATTTTTTAAGCAATATTTTCCGTATTAATAATTGCGGCATCATCATTTGTTCTAAGTTTCTCTATAAAATGATGCAGAAATAGCTGTCGTATTTCCTTCTTTATATTGATTCCTTCGCACACATCGCGTGTCAACGCTGTTTGCGGGATACGCGTTAGTCCGGCCCCTCGTTTTGAATGCATATAACCTGTAAATAATATCACCTCCAGCGCGTAAACAAGTGGTGAATTGTATTCTTCAATCATATCACGGTCCATGTGATAATTCCCTATATAAATATATCTATTTGTATTGCCATCTTGGTGAACCTTGTAATACCTCTTTGTTTCGGGCTTGTTTTTGATCAGGCCGATGCCTTCAATTTTGTTAGTGGAATTGTTCATTTCAATAACAAACATAGGTGTGTCATATAGGATTTTGGGGGAGGGCTCCATCGGACAACAGTACATACACGCAAACTTATGTTTTTTTCTATACGCATAATTCGCATCGCGTGTTTCATTATTAAACCGGCTCGTGACAATTGAAAACATTTTGACATGCATTTGATAATAACCGTGTTCGATGTTTCAATTTTAAAATATATTATATAATAATATGAAGTGTTGCATTTGCGGCCCCGTTAAGAATTGTGCCCCCTATTTACCTAAGGTACTTGCAAATATTGAGAGAATCGGCTCTATCTTTGACGACTACAAAATAGTTATTTATTATGACGCCTCTACAGACAATACCCTTGAAATTTTAAAGGCATATCAGAGGAAAAACCCGAGACTCCTGTTTTATGTGAATAAAAGACCCGCGTCTCAATTTAGAACGCATAACATAGCTGCAGCGCGCAATCATTGCTTAAAATATGTACAGGAAAATAAGGATGAGTTCCCGTATTTTATAATGATGGACTTTGACGATGTGAACTGTAAAGAGGTCAACATAGAACCTCTTGAACAGAGCCTAAAGAGAGAAGACTGGGATGGACTATCCTTCAACACCAGCCCCGCATATTATGATATCTGGGGGGTATCTATTTGGCCTTTCTGTTTTAGTTATAATCATTTTGAAAACAACGACCAATATTACACCATAATCCAGAATTACATTATGAAGAAACTATCCGTTCTACAACCAGGACGCCTTCTACAGTGCATTTCATCGTTTAATGGGTTATCAATCTATAGAACAAGTAAGTTTTTAGATACTTATTATGATGGTAAAGTAAGATTGGATTTATTTCCAAAGGAATATATACAATCTCACGCTTGGGCGCAAAGATCTGGAATTGTCTACAAAGACTATGGGCATGTTAAAGGACAATATGAAGACTGCGAACATCGCGCATTTCATCAAATGGCAAGACAAAATTCAGGAGCAAGAATTATGATAAGCCCTCAAGTTTTATTTTCATAAACACTATTTACACAAAGCAATTATTTATATATATTTCTCTTGTGCCACAAGTCAGCATAATACGCCTTCTTTTGGTATAATGCCTGTTCCGCCCTATATTCATCATACATTTGTAGGATGACTCTATCAGTAGTCCCGTCGTTACATCCAATATATAACTTTTGCTCTCCATTTATGGTAGCATCCGCAAAATACATTTCCATTTGCCTTTTTTGAATTTCTGAAAAAAACACCCCAAGTAGACCCGGGCCGGTTGGACATAAGGCGTCTCTTCCATAAAATCGATTTTTAACGTGGCTTACAATTTGTCTGATGCATGAAAACAAAATCTTGTTATAAGGTTTACTTACAATCAGTCCGGTTAATGTCCCGCCTGGCGGGTTGCGGTCTCTAACAAAATGCTCCCTTTCGGTGAGAGATACTAATTTAAAGTTGTTAATACACTTAAACTTTATATCCATATAAATACCGCCATTTATAAATAACACGCAATATCGCCACAAGTCTGATTTGTATGAACACGGGACTAATGAATCATATGCCGACAGCACGTCTGGTTTAAAATACCGCTTAATAAAGTCTCTACATTCGTCTTCGTCATATAGATGGAATTTCATTTCTGGGTTTTCAGCAATAAGTTTTTCAAAATTGGCATGCATTAAGGGTGGTAAATCTCGTGTATGCCAACAAGTGTATACGTGTAACGGAATTATGCTGTCATATATTTGTTTTGGGATGAATTTAAGCTGTCTTCTTTTATGGTATAGTGCAGCGTTTGTTTGTTCATCTATAACCCTCCCCCTTATGGTTGGCAAATTATATTTAACACGTAACATCATTTATATTGAGCCCAGATAACATTTAACTCACTAAACCTCAATTATTTGCGAAAACTTAGACCCCATAATATTATACCGCTTATTTTCAATACTCTTTTCAAGTACAGACCACGGAGTGCATGCTTGCAATGCAGTTATCCCCTGTTCACAGAATATGTTGAGCAAGGATGGACTAAACCCCGACATCATCGAGCAGTTTGTCTGTGTTGACAGAGTCGGAAACCCAGACGTGCTCCTCAGGTTCCAAAATAATATATGTGGCGGCTTATATGGCTTACCGTGAACCCGGATTCCGGCTGCTTCATATTTCGCCTTCATGGTATCATACAATACTTGCTTGTCACATTTATCGCCAGCATCCATCTGCATATCTGAAAGAACAACCAGAACCATATCCTGGACATCCTCCGGCGGCATTTGACTCTGAATAATTGCATCTAAAATTGTGTTAAGGGCTGCATGAAAGTTCGTGTTCATCCCCCAATCGGCCCTTGAGATGGTTTCAACTTGCGAGAAAAAATCGTCATGTCCGTCAAGATTCACCCAGGTAGGATTGGCACTAAATGTCATAACTCGCTTACCAATGGCGGATGTCTCGGCTATGCGAATTCCAAGCGCAACCGCTGCATATAGCGGATCACCAGACATTGATCCCGATACATCCACCATTGCGATCATTTTCCCGAGATCACCGGTCGATGAACAACTATCGCGCCATTGGGAGTTCAACAAGTCAATCTCTACCTGATTACGAGTTGTGCAAAGCGCCAATGCCTGTTTAGTAAAATCAGCCATACATACTCGCTTGCCTTTAATTTCCTTTCCACAGGCAATGCTTGCCTGAACATGTGCAGCAAAGTTTTCTGCGCATGTGACACGGTCAGAATTGTCAGGGCAACGGACTTCGCCATTCCTTTTAACATTCAAAAATGCCTTCTTTTGTTTTGCGAGGGAAATAGAAGTAACTCTGTCAAATTGAATGTCTGACCAGTTGCCGCCACACTGCTTAATCTGAAGAGTATCAATTTTTCTGTTCAGCTTAGACAATATTTTACGATACTCAGTCTTTGCCTTGAGAACGGCCTTTTCCAAACTGTCGTCGTTCTTGGCAGTTGCAACATACCCACTAAAATAGTCTGTCGCCAGCGAGTGATATAACCAGCCAAATGACGACCCCTCTCTTGGCACCCACTTTGCGACCAACGAAACACCGTTTGCGTCTGCCGCGCAATCTGCTCGCAATTGGTCATTTGTCAATCTAATAGCAGCCTGAATCAGAGGATGACTAATTTCAACCTCCTGGTCCACGCAAAAGTCGCAAAAATATTTCATATCCTTCCACGACCCATATGGATGCTCATTCGTGTCGCCATGCTTGACCAAACACTGTAATGCAAAAATTGCCAATTCTGGGTAGAACTGATACCATACGAAAATCATCATATAGGTCAATGTATATTCACCCTTTCCGTCAATTATATCACGAGTTTGACCAATCATTCTGTACAAAATAGAAAGATACCCCTTTGCTATCTCCCTCTCTGGAAGCGATCCGATAGAAATGGTATGAGTTAGTGAATCAAGTAGAACATTCAAAATTGTTTGTAACCGTTTAATCGATAAATCGTCTGTTCTGGTTAGCTGAAAACTAAACTGTAGTATTTTTTCTTGTATTTTATTTGACCATCTGTATTCTAAATGACAATTTTCTCCGATTTGGGTGGGCGTAAGGTTATCAAGTGCGCCGACAAGTGCTGCCATGGTGAGGGTACTTTAAGTTGCCGTTTAGTCTTTATATCTCTTTTTAATTGTTTTTTTGTTAGCATGTGGATGAAGGTAAACCCGTTTAGTTGTGTTATCTGGGGTGCTTTGCTTTAGTTCTTGGGACCTTTCATAAAATATAAGAACAAGGTCGTTTAAATCTTGCATCATGTGGATTGTTTTTTCAAAGGAAACAGCGTCAACCGTTTTAATAACTGTTAAAAAGGAATCTGGTGCAGAGTCAGATGATAAAAAATGCCTTACATCACCTGCATCCAGTGTAATATTGTATCTTAATATAGACAACAATGAATACCGTCTATCAGTGTCTATTGAGGCCCGTTTAAGTATTTGGAGGATTTCTTCTCTGGAAATAAGGTTGGGTTTGCCCATTAAAAAGGTCTCCGTATTAATTTTGTCAATTTCATTATCCCGGTTGACATAGACATATTTCAAATTTACATAGTAAATATCATCCTTGTAGAAATCTTGATATAATTTATCATTGCGTTCAAAATTTGTAATCCAATCATCATTTAATTCACTGTATTCGGTATCCATAATATATTATTAAAAGCACATATAATACATTATATTTTTTAACTAATTACCACTCCCAGTAATCATAATCGTCGGCGTCTGCTGCAACGAGATCCAATGCCTCTTGTTGCTTGATACGTTCCTTTTCCAACTCCTCTTCATATAACTCGTCCAGCTTGTCAAAATACTCGTAATCGTAGTTGGGGAACCTAAACGTCCTCTCCCATTCTTCGTAGCCCCAGGTATCAATGTAATCATTAGTTCGCTTTTCATGTAAAGCTACGAGTTCGTCCAATGCATCCCATGCCAGCTCGTCTGCTGTTTTTTCTATGGGCTCTGTATTAAATATCTCCTTACTTTTCCATATAGTTGTGTGAGTTTTACGGTCGTGCTTAAGTAGTAACCAACCTGGTTTAAGATTGAGGAAGTCTGGGTCAACTGTGGGCAATTCGGAGGCTTCAATCTTAATTACTGTTTTAACACGCTGCGAAAAACTGCCATAATTCAGCTGAGCTGCGGTTGACGGTGCTACAGTTGCAAGGGCTGGAAAGTTATCCTCAGATAGCTCTAATTTTGCGGCCTGTTCTTTTGCCGCTACATCGGCCTGGGTCTTAAATGATTGAGCACTACTATTTTGTCTGCGCGACTCGCTGCGCCCTTCATCGCGCGGTCTCCGCTCAGAAAACCCATTGTCTCGTCTATTATTACCATTATTATTGGACTCGTTTAGGGCCTCAAACCGCGTATTTTGCTTAAATATGTTTGCCATTCTGATTTATTAATAGAAACAGTTATGTATTAATATCGTTGATATATTTAAATCTATTAAACATATATTTATAATAAGCATTTAGAGGAGTTTCCTTAATATTAATTGCCTCCTTACAGCAATACGCACGATTAGTATTCTTACAAAACATGAAAATATATATAAACATATAGGAGGCAGCATTACCCCCTTTCCGGCGGTATTTTCATTGTATTATAATATAATGAGTCGCAAGAGAAGTTTGCCTGCTTGGCATGAATCTATGGGCTTTCAACCAGATATGAGCCTATTTGATGGACCGTCAGACAAGATAATTGACAAACCCATGCCTAAGTCCATACCTACTTCACAGGTGGCTACTAAGGGGAAAACGGCTGCATGGCAGGCTATAAGTGGTGTTACCGGCCTGGGGAAGACATTTCAAATGCGAAATCCCCTTGATAGTATAATTAATGATGATGACGAAAGTGGGAATCCAGAAAGTGGGCATCCCACGATGGATCTGATTATATCGGAGTTGCCACCAAAGCCAACACACAGAATTGTACCATCCGGCCTGCCACCAAGGCCGCCAACGCAGCAAAAGGTCCAATACGCCCCAAAAAACGTGCAAGTGGAATCGTTACCAAAGTCATCATACGTGCCACGATACGGCGATGACTGGCACGATAGATACTCAACGCAGAAAACGGGTGGAGCGTCAAGAAAAATGAGAAAATCCAGAACAGCGAGAAGAGTAAAAACTCAAATGCGCCGCAAAAATAGCTCGCGCAAATCAACTCGCCGCCGCACACGTAAATAGGCTCGGTTTCTGAGAAATATCTCATAAAATTCTAACTCAAATAGAATTTTATGAACAACCGCAAAATAAAAAATAGAAAATTTCTAATAATACAAATTACACCCCCACCAAAATATTTTTAAATATCGTCAACATCAACTGTTTCTCCATCCTGCGTTGTAATAATATTTGTTTTTCCAGCTTGTACCTGCGCCATATGAGTGTCCAGTACTTCCAAGAATTCCTGTGTTTTCGCATCAATAAAGGAGACACCCTCCGTATCTGCACTTTCTGACATACCAATCGTTTTACTATCATTCATAACAAACCGGTTCCAATTGACGCTCGTCACGTTATTTCGCAATTTAGACTTATCGCCCTCACTGTAAACCTCAAGGAGATCGCAAGTCGCAAACTTACCTGGTGCGGGTTCCTTTTGCCATTCGTGCAACCCGACAAGAACCCACGTCCCTGGTGCGAGAAAATTGTCTCGCTTACCTCTTCCGCGAAATTTACCTCTAATATGGCATTGCAATGTCTTGTCGTCCAATGTAGAGACGTGACACTCAGCTCCGCCAAGGATCTTTAATACCTGCGCATATACCTCTGCCGGGTCTCCAGATGTTCTCAGACCGCCCTCTTTCTTGATAGAATCCTTTCGCGCAAACCCCTTTGACTTACTTCCACCTGAAACGTTCTTGACCATGATTCTATTAACTATTATTAATTTATAAATTTCTTTAAATTTATTTCAATTTTATTTTTAACGCGTTTGTATATTTATACATAATAATTCGTTATAGAAACATAAATTATTAACTACCTACTATTATATAAATGCACATTCTTGTCTTTATGTCTGATAACAGAAAACTCGAGAAAAATATACGTTCTGCGGAATATAATTCACTTGCCGCGGCGATTAATTATGAATATTGTAAAAAATACAATTACGACTTCATATATTACAGACCCTATTTGAATGATAAGGACACTATTAAACTTGAAAATTGTATAGACCCGAATACGAATAAGTTAAGACACTCTGCCTGGTCAAAATTGCTAAGCACATCTTTAGCATTAAAACTTGACTACGACTATGTGGTATATATAGACAGTGATTGTATTTTTAAAGATTTTAATCGGTCTTTAGAAGACTTTATTATGCCTCATACCAAAAAGGATATTATTTTTCTTAACAATAAACCGTGGGGGAACGATAAGCCGTGTTCTGGATTTTATGTATGCAAAGTATGCGAAAATATGCGGCAGATGATAAATAGCTGGTATAATTTTGATTTTAAGGAAAAGCGAAATCCGTGTAGGTTTGAGCAGGGTGCTTTGTGGTGCACCTACAAGGATTCCATATATGACATTGGTATCGTTGATAGCTGGATGTTTCGCGAAGAAGCTGGACAATTCTTGAGGCATGTAGGTACACATGAAAAACAACAAAGAATGCCGTATTTTTCAGCGTTTATAAAATCAAATAACATAGATTATGAGGCAAATATTGGCAACATTATGGTTATTGAGTTTAATACCGATGCAAAATAGGTAATTACATGTCAGCATATTATTTGTAAATCTAAAGAAATCCTGGCGTACGAAGACTTCGCCCATGATTCGTTAGGTTATAAATAGACCGTACTTGAAGACTAAAATTGAAATCAGTCTTGTGGAGATCAACCAGATTCCCCTTCTGGTTCAATAGTTTTATGGTTATTCTGGATATGTCCACAGGGCCGTAATATTCTCTCTTTTTGTATATAAAATTAGAATTGTTGTCAAAGGTTGTACTAAACAGATTGCTGCTTATCGGTATTATTCCTAATATATCCTTGTTTAACAGACTGCCTCCCAGAATGCCATATGTACTACTGGCCGGCTGCGATCCAGTATAATCCTCTAATTGGAAGAAAAGATAGTTAGAGTATGTGTTTGTGAAGACGGACTCGGATGTGTAAGACTTTAGGTCCTTATAATAAACCTCTCGGAACCCCATTAGATATCCCATTGTCTGCACATATACCACAAAGGGAAGTTCGGTTTTATCTGGTGGGGGCTCTCCGTACTCAGTATAAATAGTATTAGCGTAGACAACCTTTGATGGTAACTCTGTGCATTTGTTATTTAAAGGGTCCTTTTTGATTGTATTCATTCTGAATGTATATGTATTGTTACTAATAGTTGTTCTGCGAGTTGATAAACTAATCTCTACCTTAAACCGGTATAGGGCAGGATCAAATATACCTAATATTTGTTCATTAATTTCCTTTGTCAATTCATCTGGAAAGCTGGCCTCAGATAAAGGGCCTAACACTGGGATTACAACAGATGGTAGAGTATAGGGAGAATAATTTCCCACAGGCAATGTTACTATGCCTGATTTACCAGTATAATCCTCTTCTATATATATTTGATTCGTTCTGGCCTCATCATTAAATGCGTACATGACATTGGGTATATTCGCGGATGTTAGAGAAATAGAAATTACATTTTTCCATTTTATAGGTAAATCAAATGTTGAATTAGACGGTTCCGAATTAAAAAATTCATTTCGCCCTGCGGTATTAAAGACATATATAGAGGTATTTACGTCATACTCATACCCGTTAATTCCTTCTGGAGGTACATCATTCGTCTCCAATGCAGGATGGGATGCAAGCGGATTAATAATTTTACCGGTTCGCACATCTCGTCCCCGGTTCAAAAATTTAACAGCCTGCTTTTTAATCTCAATATCGGACTCAATATCTTTATAAAAAAGCAACAGTACCTCCTTTGCGGACTTTATAAAATTAATGATATCAAACTTATGTTTTGCACTGTAACTCTCATTATTCATTGATAATATTTCAGTAGCTAACTCTTCCTCTCGTTTCATTAAATCGGACGGTGTATAGGTTTGTTCCAATTTAAAAAACTTTATTAAGTCATCTGTTGTATAATTATTGACATCCAAATCAAAGCTTGCTTCCATTATACTTATATTTGTTAAAAAAATAAAGAATCGTTCGCACCCAAATAAATAAACATCTTATTCAATGGTTTAGAAAATTAGCCTGCGCTTTTTTCTTCACGTAATATATAATGAAGGGAGGTAGAGCAGTAAGTCAGTGGAATTTATTCACACAAAAGGTGTACAAAGAGGGCAAGGCCAAGAATAGCAACTATAAATTCAGAGACGCCTTAAGAGACGCAAGTCGCCGCAAGGCCGAGATGGGCTCAATGAGCGTCAGTCGTAAGAGAACCAGAAAGAGTGGACGATCTGCCGCATTGGCAGGTGGTAAAAGACGTGCCCGAACCCAATCCAGAACCCGATCCAACAAATAAGTAGACCATACTAACATAACTTGTGTAATAATACAATAATCATGCTGTTATCGTATTATTCTCCTAAAATAGCAAACAATTGAGGCATTTTTTCGCGCGGCAATTTATTTGCAAAAGACCAATCATTTTCCTCGCCTAACAGTCTGGTATAGTTTGCGAACAAATCGTCTAAGCTGGAGCGCTTCGCCGGATTCGGGTGAGTGTTTTTGGACAATTCTGTTGTAATTTTACTTATAAAGCTGGGTTGTAGAGAGAAAACACGCGAAATATTTCCAAAGATATGTAGATATAGTACACTTAGACTATATACATCCCATTTATCGCTATGTTCTAATATATCCAGAATTATCTCTGTTTGTGGCTTATTTATGTATTTTTTCAGGGAAGCAACACACGCATCCTTATACGAGACACCAAATTTTTCAGAAAAAAGGACCAAAAACGACAACTTTTTTACAAACTCCTCGCAAACCTCCTCAATAAACGAGTAAGAAATAGTAGAGAGATTATTTTGAATTAGATAAAATAGGACATGCACCTCTAATGGTTTATGAGTGTAATTGTGTCGTGCTTTAATAATATTAGTAATATACTCTACGTTTAGCCGATAAATTTGTAGACTCGACTGAAAATTACGAATTACCGGGTTCTCTCCACAATCCAGATTGAATGCGATATTTTGTGGAGATAAGTTGAAAAAACACACTCCGTTTTCATTTAATGTGCGTAAACTCGTCAAAATATAAGAAAACGATGTAATAGCACTGAAAATAAAGCGCTTTGGATCCACAATATTAAACAAAAACTCGTCAAAGTCAACTAAATTCTCATTTTTATACTTGAAAATTAGGTATCTAACGTCGTTTGACAACTGCAGTTTTTCAACAACATGGTCATTTAATTGACCGATATTCACAAAATCATATGTCTCGGCAATGAAAAATTTGTTTGAATAATATCGGAGTTGTTTGATTTTATCACTTATATCAGCCTCATTTTTTGAATAAAAACAGTACTTAGTCAAGTTGGTGTTATACTTGCACGCCATCCGTTCATCTCTCTTTTCGGCAAAAGTGGGAAAAAAATGTTTATTTATATTTGTTATTTCAATGTTTGTAATCATTATTTATTTAGTTTATAGAGGTCCCTTTATTATTTTTATTTACGAATAACTAAGAAATACCGGTTTTTATACGTTTTCTTGATCTTGTTCTTTATTTCCTCTGAGTCTGTAAGGCCGCTCTTAGTTAGATGGCCAATCTCGTCCTTTATTAGTTCTAAATTACTATTACAAAAGTTATCAAACCCGTCCGATGGTTTATAGTTTGCACCACCAATGCTCTTATTGATATGCGCGTCAATGGCCTCAAGTAGCTCCTTGCGAACTGATACATAATCACGCCTGGGTTCTGGTGCCTTTTTTTCAGTGCTCTTTTTTCTGAAATAATACCGAGCACTTTTGAACATTTTATCCAGAATATCACCGTCATACCCCAATCGTGTCAATCTGCGCACTTCCTCGTTCACAATGTTTTCATTCGTGTCTATCCATGCGACCCAGGCCTCCTTAAAATCTTTCCTATGGTCGTATTGATGTACCTTTGCAAAGGTAAACAACTCTTGCATAAAATCCTCGGTAAATTTGTAACGATAAATATTTACCACAACCTCTTCATTATTTTTACGCATTTTCTCACAATCATCTGTCCTACTACCGGCATATGAAAATGTATCACGTCTATAATCGCTTGGTCTATAATCGTGAGTCCCAATATAAGTAGGGAAATCGCTATCGTTGCGTGTATACTCTCCAATTTGGGGAGTAAGCGAAACATCTGTCATTTTTAAATCCAATCTGATGGTTAATATTATGAGTACTCTTTAAAATAAATAGTATTACGATTTCAATTTTATTTTAAAGCTATTGAAAAGCATTTCTAATGATGCTCTGCTCGGAATGCTTCAAATTCCATATACATTTTTTTCAGCTGGCGAATGTAGGGAAATTCGCGCTGAAGTCTATATGTATATTTAGTCATATACTCGCTGCTTGCCCACTCATTATTCTTATAAATTATTTCTCTATATGTGTGCTTCTCTATTTTCCGCTCTAATTTTCTCTGATATGACGAGTACTCTCCTCTGGTGCGAATGTACTTTGGCTGCCGCGACAAGTCAGTTGTCAGTGTACAATAACGACCGCTCTCCGAGATATACTCGATAAACAGGCACCGATCAACATAATAATCACAGGCCATATCAATATGGGGTTGTATTCACGTATCTATGGATATATATTGTCTGTTTAAAAGTAATCAATTTTATTCAAAATTATTAATTATTTTATACAAAATTACCCACGATTAGTATATAATAAAAATAAATATAAAAATAGGCCCACATATTAATCATATAAATGTCTGAAACGCCCACCCCACAAACATTTTCTCGTAGAGCTTGTCTGGCTGACTTCTTTGCTGAAGATGACGACATACCGACTCAATGTAATCAGAATAAGTATAATAAATATCATTCTCAGAATGATAATGTTGTAATTGCTAAGAATCAGCAAGAGTTTGGCCATAGAAAACGGATAAAACCCTGACGCACCGGTACAAAAAGTCAACAACAAATAGTACCCAGGGGATATAAAAAGGGGTTTCGTGGATAAATAATATCGTTCAAGTAAGTAATACGTAAATGACGCAATTTAATTGAGTTAAGGATACAATTCTTAAATTGTCGACAACATATTACAAAAATTATAGTTCTGCGCGTCCAATGTGTAATACAAATTTTATAAACTTTTTATATTCTGTTTATATTTATATAATGGTCTCCAAAACCAAGAAGCAACCAGTTTCATTATTTGGCATAACCGATTGCCATCCTCCAAAGAAGAATACCAAACGGAGCTATACGTTTAACAAAAAGGCTGCGAAAACATTTAAGACGAGGCCAAAACCATACAATTACAAACAAATAATTCTATTTCCGCACAATCTTGGGCAAACAAAGACCGGTACCGAAAAGGCACCCATGCAGCTAAATAAGTTCATAAATCATAAAAAGCACAAGATTACCCGTGTTAAAAATACAGGAGACCTTTATAAAAACATAAATGAGCTATATAATGCCAATGCAAAATTGAAGGGAAAGATTATCAACATCGGCGGTGACCATTCCATGGCCATTGCAACAATCGCCGATACATTAAATAAACACCCAGATGCAAAGGTTGTATACTTTGATGCCCATGCGGATATAAATACCTATAAAAGCTCAAACTCGAAGCATTATCACGGAATGCCATTAAGTTTTGTAACAGGAATAGACAAAGACGAACGATTTCCGTTTATAAAAAACAGACTACCCCTTAAGAACCTGCTTTATATAGGAAGCCGATGCTGGGATCTATTTGAAGTAGATGAGGTTTATAAGAAAAATATTAAGTTTTTAACCCCAGACGAAATAAACAACGATTTTGAAGCATCTGTAAATAAAATAATGGAGTTCGTAGGAAATTCGCCAGTTCACGTTTCGTTTGACGTAGATTCCATGGATCCCGCGTATGTTCCGTCTACAGGAACCCCGGTAAAAAATGGCCTTAAATTAGACAAAGCCATTCAAATTTTGGACAATTTAAATAGTACAAATATTGTCAATATGGACATAACTGAGTTGAACACATCCTTGGGGAGCGCTAAGGACGGAGACAAGTCTGTAAAGAATACCGAGGCTTTATTTCATAAATTTTTAAGTTAAACGCCGGGCCCTGGATCAGGAATAACTGCCGCCACAAACACTTCTTCGTTACTCTCCTTTGACTGATGATACAATGTAAGTGATTCGTAGAAGTCCTTCACCTTCTTATTTATACGTATTCGCTGTGCATCAAATGATGTCAGATATAGACCATCCAGGCTTTTTACTCGGGACAGCGCAACATATGTCTGACCACATTCAAATATACCGCTACCCACATCAATTTCTGCCGCATCCATCGTCGCGCCCTGTGATTTGTGAATTGTCAGCGCCCATGCAAGAATTAGAGGGACTTGTGATACTCCTATACCCGGAATTTTATCACTCGCCCAAACATTTCGCACCATTACGCGGTCGATACCATTGTTAAATTTTACACGTGGACACCCAGTAACCTCACAGAATGCGGTAACAATTCCTTGACTACCATTGCACACTTCTATACCAGTTTCAGATTGAATATTAACTATGCACATGACTTGAGACCCAATTTTCAATTTCATTTCCTTATCACAAATGAGATTGCTTGCCAAGAAATCCAACTCCATCTGGATGTCCTTGTCTGTGAACTCGCAGCGTTTAATCCGTTCAGATTTTGTCATTTCCAGGTCTTTTAAATATTTAATTTTGTAGTCCCTTTCTTCGCTAAGAAGCGCTGACATTTTGGTATTATTTATGTTTTCCACCTTGGCGCGTGTAGGGTACAATTTGGTCGGTTCTGCCACCAATTTGGGGTCAAATGGCCGCCCTACATACTGAAGGAGTAGATCATTGGACTTGCGCTTAATTCTCCCTTCACGGATCTGGTTTAGGATGGTTGAATACACTTCGTCGGTTTGTCGGAAAATTTTAACCAGCTGAATCTGGCAGTCGCGATGAAATGTGGAGTTCCAGTCATCGCTTTCAAAACAGAACCGCTGGGTGTCGGGCTCGGTATGGTCGCCAACCGGCGGCAACTGGAAGAAATCACCCGAAAATATCATCTGAATTCCGCCAAATGGTTTTAGATTGCCCCTTACCGCCTTGCCAATTTCATTTAACATGTTAAATAATTTTAATGAAAGCATGCTGACTTCATCAACTACTAATATATCTGTCCCTTTCCACAATGCCTTTGCAAATTTATTCTTCTTTATCTTTGTTACAAGCTGTTCTATTGTGCTATTTCCAAGGCCTATTCCTGCCCACGAATGTAGGGTTTTTGCCTTGCTATTTAGTAAGACGGCTGCACACCCGGTTAAAGCGCACACATGGATACTTTTAAACCGCGATACTGCGTGCTGATTTATCATTTTTATTAGGGCGGACTTTCCTGCTCCGCCGGGTCCTGTAATAAATATGTTATACCCCTGAACATATTTATCAAATGCTATTTGCTGCTCCTTTGAAAGGTCCATTATATATTTTGTTATGGTATATTTAATATTCTTTTTAATATCAATTTTATATTTTACCCTTTAATTCGCCCACTTGGGCTTCTATTTTGGAGACCTTTGAAGAAAGCACCTGTATTTCTTTAATGAGAACACCAATGAGTCCCGTATAATTTACGGTTTGCATTTCTGCACCGTCCTTCTCTCCAGTTACCAAAAACGGATATACCTCTTGTAACTCGTGTGCAATTAGTCCAATATCCTGTTTCTGACTATTTAAATTTGTATAAGTAACGGGTCTTAGATTATCTACTGAAAATGTTTCATCGAGAGTGACTGCGTTTTCTTTTATGCGGTAATCAGACGTTGTATTATATGCATTAGCGCTGACATTTCCGCTTACATCTAATGCTACAGTCGGGTTTGTCTTCCCTATGCTGACATTATATGCAGTTGATGTTGGATATAGAGAGGTCGTTGACAATGTCCAATAAGGGGTTCCTGTAGGACCGACAGAACCCGTAGGGCCGATAGGCCCCGTTACCCCCGAACCCGAAGAACCCGTAGGACCACAGAAACTCGCATCAATATTACTTTCAAAATGAATGCAAGTATTTAGTAGTCCAACGTTTTCTGATATAAGTAAATTGCCTGTTGCATTATTAGAACTGGAGACATAGTTATGTTTAGATGAATAATTTAAACCACCAACCCTTCTAAATGACATTTATATATACCTTTAATAAAAAAGTAGCGCGAAACCCCAAAGTTGTATGGATAATGCGGATACTTTAGGCTACATTAAATATTTTTGATATTGCAAAAATATTTAGCTTGTAAATGGATATAGCATGGTTTACGTTTGCGCTTAAAACCACTTCTTTGATGTGTGGATAGTTACTTCTCGCTCTCCATCGGGTTTTCCGTCGATGTGTAAGGTCACATTCTTGCCCTTGTACTCTCCCGTCTCGTGTTCGGGCGTAATATCCGCCGCCATGCCCTGTAAATAATGGTTTGTTAAGTCAGTTTCATAATACACATGGCATACAATTGCGCCGCGTTTTGTCGTGAACGTAGTCAACGTAGTTACGCGATTTACGCCATCAATAACCTGATGAAAATTGACGGAGGATACTGCGCCAACGTGGTTCTTTTGGCGGTCATATAATTTCGCGTGTGTATGATTTGTGTATGTCGC